AGCGTTCCAAGAGCTGAGCCAATACCTGAAATGATTGACTGCACTTGTGAGTCACCCAGTACCTCACCGAGCGATGAACCGATAGCTTTAAGAGCGTTCCAAGTATCTTGCACTGCTGCCTTGAACGATTGAAACGCTCCAGTGTCAGCAAACGAGCTGATGAAACTTCTGACTGATGTGGTAGCGATATTCAAAGCTTGCGAAATACCGTTAGCAATGTCACCGAATACTGAGCCAACGCCCTGCATGAGCTTGCTACCATCAATCTTGCTAAATAACTGCTTGATTGAGCTTGAAATGTAAGTGAAGGTAGCGCCTAGATTCTTCAAAGCCCCTGTATTAGAGAAGCCCTTCCACAGCGAAGACAAACCACTGCCAATCTTGTCAGCAATGCCATTGATATCAACTCTTTCTAATGCATCAGTTAGCCCAACGACTGCCTTGATACCGATTTGATTGAGTTTTTCAAACTGTGGCATCAATTTGTTAGCAAGAGATTCTTTCATCCCGTCGATAGCTTGGTCAACGGTCTTGAACTCTGTCGCCATCTTACTGAAAGTGTCGTTATTACCAACTTTAGCAATAGCGTCAAAGAAGTCTTCTGTCTTAATCTTGCCGTCCTGTACCGCTTGAACCATTTCAGCGGTACTCATGCCCATTTCTTTTGCAATGGCGGCAATACCTGCGGGCGTTTGCTCTAGCATGAGTTTGAAGTCTTGCCACTGGACTTTAGGCTTAGCTGCCATTTGGGTTGCTTGTTGGCTCAAGGTCTTCATGGCTTGTTGTGGGTTCTCTGCCGCCGCCGCAAGACCACCGAAACCTTTAACAAGTTCAGTTGTGTTCTTAGTTCCTACCGCTGCTAACTGAGAGTAAGTCGAAGCCATGTCAGACGCTGAATAGATGGTCTTTGAAGCGAAGTCTTGCAACTCGCCTTTGACTTGCTGAATCTGTTCGGTAGGCATGTTGATTTGTTGCATGTTGCCTTCAAAGGTCTTCCACGCTTTGGTAGAACTGTTAAGCTCGCCTACCATGGATTTCATGCCATTTCCAAAGGCACTAATACCGCCCATGATAGCACCACCGATTAAGTTAGCACCGAGGACAGACTTAAAGACCGAACCAACTTTACCGGCTGAACCTTTCAAGCCCTCTAACGCCCCTTTGATACGTTTAGCCCCACTTTCAGCGTCTTTGCCATCGAATAACGCCTTAATGGTGACCGTACCATCTGCCATAGATTATTCCCTCCTTTCTAAAATTCTTCTTCGTATTCTTCCTCCTCTATATCCTCGTAAGGGAGCGCATAGTCCTTTTGGAGCTTGCGCATCTCTTCCTTATACTCTGTAGAGTCGCCCTTTTGCGGCTTCCATTTACGGATTTTGATAACTTCCATCAGCTTCGTTCCCTCTGGCAGTCCAGACAGTAGAGCGTTAAACTTGCGCCAGTGCAATTTTCCTTGCATGTCAAACAAGTCCATGCTGTATGCCTGTACGAATGATGAATAGATGTAATCGCCATCGTATCGGATGTCATAAGGCGCTCTCTGCTTTGTGTCATCGCTTGCAGTGGTCTTCATGGGGTTACCAGCCAAATCGTACTCGACATGGTTATCCTCGACGTCTGACAAGCTTATGTGCTCCTCAAACACCGATTTAAAGACCTTAGACATTTCCTCAATCGAGAAGCCTTCAAACGCTTCGTTAAATGACTGAGCTTTTTCCTCTCTGGTCTCACCTTCGAGACTCTGGCTGATTAGCATCCGAATGGCGAAATGAGGTTTGATGTACTCAGGTATGTCTTCGTCTCTCAGCATTTCGAACATCTTGAGGACATTATCAAAAGATAGATTTAGAAGATACTCTTTATCATCGATAACTAACTTATCGTCTAGTTTTCGTGATATATCTAGCATAGTTGCTACTCAGCTAGATATTTTTCAAGGGCTTCTTTAGAGCTTTGATTTTCAAATTCTTCAGTAATGCCCTTGATAGCTTCGATAAGATAGACCATGGCATTAATAGTAGATTCGCCAGCAAATTGATATACCTTATCAAATGCTTCTTTATCGTTGAAAGTCTTATTAAAACCGTCTTTAACAAGGCCTTTAAGCGTTTCAAGCGCTTTGTCATCGTCGGAATCTTTGAATTGTTGTGCTTTGGCTTCCAAGTCTTCACCGACTGCTTTCATGCGCTGGATATTGCTATCAGATACAGGAAATTCAAGCTTGAACTCACCGAAATCGACAGGGATGACATTGCTACGTTTTTTGATTACTACCATGGTTTTATTCTCCTTACACTAAAAAAGAGGGGAAGGGCTAAACCCCACCCCCTCTAGTTGTCTTATCTGCTATTTATGATCTAAAATTTCCGATTATCCACCAACTGTTGGTGAAGTTACTGCTGAGCTAGGGCCAGCTGCCGCTGGTGTCCCTGTAGCTCCTGAAGCTTCAGTTGCACGGCCAGATGGTGCTGAAGTGATGTCGTGTTTTTCTGGTGTGCGTGACCAGTTAACTTGGAATTTGATTGATTCAAGTTCAGACGCTTCACCGTCCCCGATTTCGATTTCAGAAAGTCGTGCAAGACCTTCCTTGTAATACTTGCCTGTCGGCACTACTTCCTTGTACCAAACGACAAGGTCGTCTGCCACTGCGTCTTCCTTGTCCGCTACAAAGTTTTGAGCTTTGTCAGAATAGTCACGATGTCCCTCGAAAGAGCGACCACGAGAGATTGAAGAGATGATTTTCTCTTTCGTACCATCGCCGTCGAAGTAAGCAATATCATCATCTTCAGCGTCGTTTTCTGGCGCTGATTCCTTGATACCTTTTGCAATCCACATATATTTATCCTCGGTTGGGACTGTATCTGGATTTTCTGGGTCGTAAGCTGCAATGTAGTGCTTACGAATCGCATTTTTAAATTTAGCCATTAATTAAGGCTCCTTTCTACTTCTAGTCTTGCTTGCAAATCAAGCAAGTAAATATAAAAGCCCTGCTCGTCGGCATCGTTTAAGCTCGGTGTCTCGACGGTCAAAGCTAGAAATGTGTATGAATTGTTTAAGCTCGGTAACTCAAAACCGATTTTGGAAAGCTCGGTGTTTATTTTCCAAAGAATAGCATTTAGCTTCTGCTGGTCTTTTGATTTAATGGCTATCTCGTAAGGTAGCGATAGAATCTGGGTGCCGGCCATGTCTTCGTCTTCCACTTTGCCTCCGGGCAAGGGATAGACTGAAAGGCTCTCGTCCTCTGAAAGATAATCAAGCTTGCATTTCAGCGGTAGTCCAAGCGTATTGATGAAGTTCGCAAGAACTTCTGAAAAATCATTGCTGTTCACTTATTTAACTCCCATTGCTTTGATAGCCGCTTCGCCCCATTCTTTCTTATGTTTCGCAGCGGCCTTCCTATCCCAACGCCCACCAGTTCCGGGTTTCGGTTTTTTGGCGAGCAGTCTGTCTTTGTTCGCAAAAAAGAACTTCCGTTGTTTTTCTGAGAAGAATAATTTCAGTCTACGATTGTAGAATCTGATTCTTGCGTAAGGTGTCGACCATACCAACGTATCAACATTGGAATGTCCGCTACCTCTCAAGTGCCCAGACTGAACCGGTGTGTACTTGTTCATATCCAAGAGCATTTGGTTACTCATGGCAATCTGTCCACGTCTGACAGCTTCGGGACTGCATTTCTTTTCAAGGCCTTTCAAATCTACCTTGACAGTAACGTTGGCATCCATCAAACCACCTCGATTTCATAGCATAGAATTGTATGCTTAAAAGGGTGATATTGAGGGATAATTTTACGGATGATGTAGTCTCGGTGAGTGTCATTGACTCGACCATTCAACCAACTATCATCCAACTCAATGGGCGTATATTTCGGATAGATCATAAGGACTGAGAAATTATTCTCACTTCGATTTTGACCGCCGCCAGTGTGAGATACAGCCCTATCAAATCTAACGGGTTTAAGGGTTGTGGGCTCATCATACATTACTTTACCCCATGCATCCGTTTCACCCGTTGGTTTCTGAATAGTGACAGTATCAACTAACATGCGTTTATCTATCATAGCCCACCGCCTTAAAGCCAAACCCAGCCAGCATGAGCCAGTTCAGAGCATCAAGAGATAGATTGAACTTCTTGCCATCATGGGACGATTTAGAGCCGTTCTGATAGCTTACATGAGTACGTCCAACAGTCATGCTTGCCAACGATGTCTTATCCTCTGCGGTCATAATGCCGCTTGATTCTAAATAAGCGATTTGATAAGCTACTGCTTTTTTAACTGCTTGCTTGCGTGGTTCAAAATCTGTTGCAAAATCAGTGAAGTCGTAAAAGTTCTTGATATACAAATCAACAGCCGTTGCTGCGCGAGCTTCTAGTTTTTCAAAGTCCTCTACATCTTCAAAACCAAGTTTTAGATATTCGTCTTTGGTTAAATATGTCATTCAACCGCCTCCTTTCGTTATTTTAGGAGGTCTAAAAGCTCCGCTTTAGTCAATGTTGTGTAACCAGTCAGACCACGTTGCTGCGCAATAATGCGCAAATCAGCGACGGTCATATCTTCAAGCGTGCTCACAACTTCCTCAACAGTTTCAGATACAGGGGCAGTTTCAGTATTGTCGTAATGACGACGCATTAACATACCCATTACGCACCTCCGAATTTAACGACTTTTGAGTCGTCGTAGAGATATACACCGTAGTGTTCATCACCAGAATAGACCGTAGTTTTCTTCAAGATGTCACGGTCATTTTCAATCATGACATCACGTTTGAGGGCAATGACGAATGCGCCATATTTAGCATCGTCGTCTGTGTCTGTTTGAAGGACTGACACTTTTACAAGGAAGCCTTTACCTTCATCAACTTTCTTAGTACGGACGATTTGCACGCCAGAAACTTCACCGAAAGTGCCAGACACAACGATGTCAGCGCCAATTTCTGAGCCTTTAAGCCAGTTTTGTCCAGCGTCAGCACGCAATTTAATGGCATCCTTTGGATTAACAAGCGCTACATAGCGAGCGTCTTCTTCGTCTGCAAAGATTTCCAAGGCTTTGTCAATGTTTGCTACTGTAGTAGGCCCGTCAGTAATGCTTTGAGTCGCAGTTTTAGCCACATCTACAAGGTCGTTATCAACCTTATTAGCGATAGCGAGTGCAATCTGGTTAGTAGCTTCACCGTAGACATTCCCATGTCCAACCAAGGCAGCCTTGTCAGTGATTTCAATAGCTTTACCAGCCTGTTTCACCTTCATTTTGGTTTCTTTAGTGCCAAGTTGGTCGATAGGAATTGCAGTGCCTTCAGTGATGTCTGTTGCATCTCCTGAATATGTCCATTGTGGGACAGTCAATTCATCACCCGGACGACCCACAAGAGTAGTGTCGATAACTGCAAGAGGTGTGAATTTGATTAGTTTAGGCAATTTAGCTGAAACCATGTCAGCCATTACCTGTGGATTGATGACTTGTGCAGTCGTAGTAATACCTGTAGTCATTTAAAGTTATCCTTTCAATTGTTGGTATAGTTCTGGGTCTTTATCAAAGAGTTCTTGACGCTCATTGATACCCATGCGCTTAAAATCTTCTTTAGTGAGACCGTTCTGACTAGCGGTTGGGTTCCCGCCGGCAAAGATTTTAGGTTGTGCTGCTTGTTCTTCTTGCTTGAAAAGATACGGACTTGTCTCTTTCAATCCTTTAATGACCTTATCTAATTTAGGTTTCCCAGCTTCATCAAGTTCGATTTCGTCAAAATTGATAAACTTAGCAAGGTCATCCGAATTGTGAGCGTCCACATCCTTCAGAGCTAGACGAATAGCATTTGACTTAGTAACTTTCGCAAGATTAGCTTCACTTTCAGTCTTGTAAGCTTCAAATTTAGCTTGTAAGTCGGTCAATTGTTGTTTGACTTCCTCACTCGCTCCCTCTTTGGCTTGCAAGTCGTTGAGTGCTTGGCTTTGTTGCTCAAGTTGTTGTTTAAGGCTGTCGTTTTCAGCTTGTAATTCAGATTTAGCTTGTGCTTTAGCGTTCTCAATCCCTGAACCGTACGCATTCATTAAGGAATCAATCACTGCTTTGTCTGTAATACCAGCTTCAACTAACATGTCACGTTTTAAACTCATGCTTAAAACTCCTTTGTTTTACGTCCAAGGGACTGATTTGCCTAGTTTTACGACATCCGACAGGTCAAATAGAAAAACCGCATCAATTCGATACAGTTTAAGCGTGTTTCTTCGATAAAATTTCACGTTGTCTGATAGCTTCACGGGTTTTAGCTAATGAATCAGCATAATATTTCTCACGTTCTCTATCTCGATATAAGAATGGGTATTTATCAACATACGATTTCAAGGCTCTCTTTTGCTCTGTAAGCCTTGTTTTGTATTTTGCGGTCAATTCATCATTGTGCATGACTTCAGCAACGTGTAGACGTTCCTTAGTGCTTCTGATTGCTCTTTCCATTGCTCTCTGCTTACTCTGAACATTAGCGTTCTCGATAGCTTGTTCTTCAGTTAAGCCTTTCAAATCGTCATCAATGTCTGGCATGTAGTTGACGCCGGGAATGAAAGGGGTCATAGTATGCCCGCAGTTTATCCCTTGGCATCCTCCGGGCTTACCGTAGCCATAATCATCGAGGGCAAATATCTTAACACCTTCTTCTGTCCTAGCTCGCCCTGTGGTAACTATCTGATTTTGGAGAGGTGCACACATCTCTCTGGCTGCTGCCTTGATGGAATAATAGAATGTATCAACGCCAAGCTCTTGAGCCGGTCTCATTCGCATCTCATTAAATGTACGCCTAGCAGTCGTTTTAATGACTGTTCTAGCGTAAGCGTCAGCTCTCTGTCTTCGTCCAGCTCTGTCAGTATAGCCATAGAACCCTCGCTCTTGAAATTTCATTATCGTTTCGTCAAGGGCTTTCTGAGGTGTAGCTATGCCAGTAATTACTTTAGCTACAGTAGTCTCGATAATATCCTTGTAGGTAGCTTGCACGCTCTTTGGCAGTGTCGTATTGATAAGATTATGAACATCATTAACTGCTTGATTAGAGTAGCTGATAAGGTCTTTCATCACACTATAATCGTAAGTATTCGATTTTAACTGAGCGTGAGTGTCCTTGTAGACTTGATAACCCTCGTTCTCAATGATGTATCTGATTTGCTTTTCAGCAATCCCAGAATATTCAGCAATGAGTTTAATATTGTGGTCGTTCAGCATACCGACGTCAGCCATCTTCTCTAGTTGCCAAAGATAAGGCTGTTGGTCGAGGTAATAAGTCCCTCGGTCGTGCAATCGCTCCACAACATTATCAAACAGGTCGTTGCATAGTTGACGGTAGATATCTGAAACATTATCAGCCATCAACATTAGTTGTTGGTCGTTTAACTTGATAGGTTTTTTCTTAGTCATGGACTATCACTCTCCATAAATATCAACCTCGTCATCCGTCCTAAAACTATCAGCACTTACCATAGTTTCATCGTTGATTGATTGGTAAATCTCTTGAGCTTGTTCTTCGGTCACGTTAAGAGTTTTCTCAATAGCCATCGTCTTCGGTGCGAATCCAGCAGCTACCATCTTAGACCAATAGTCAAACTCAGCGTTACGGTCGTTGAATACACCATCGTCCAAATCCACGCTGATTTCATCCATCGTTGGAATCTCACCAGTGTAGAGATTGTAGACCTTAGCAAGCTCTAGAATTGAAATGACAAGCTCTTTCAATGATTGTTCTACTAGAGTAGCAATAGAGTTGCGCATTTGATACGTGTCTGATTGCTCTGATACTACCTCGGTAGCAGTCTTCATGCTCTTGCCATCGAAACTAAACATGCCAGCTGATACACCTAACTGCATTTCAAAGATACTTAGACCTTTGTTAATAGCTTTGATATAGTCATCCGAGCGAATGTCAGTCGTAAGGTCGGTAATACCGATGCCCTTATCCATGTCACCACTATCGAATTGTTCATAGACATTGTGGCCGGTCTCAAACTCACGTTTAACTGTCACTTTCTCGCCATTGGTGTCGTACTCAGTCTTAATCATTTGAGTAGGAACTGCCACACGACGTTGACCCATCTTGACCTCCCACATAAATTCATCGTAAGTGGTATTGATGAAGTCCATCGTAGTCTTGGCATTGTCAAATATAGACAAGCCCAAAGGACTGTTAATGTCCTTGTTATTCATTCCCGGAGGCTTTAAGTACGTAAATAGCGGTCTTGTAAGTCCGTTTAGCGTGACAGTCTCTTGCAAGTCCTCGTAGATGACGTTCAGCGGCACACGTTGACCGATACGAGTTTTAGACTCAGACTCGTATAGCTCATTAGTTATCGTGTAACTGTCCTTAGTCCACTCATGGAATTCAATCAGACTATAGTATTTTACTTTCTGCCCATCCGTTTTAAGTGTTTTAGTCACGATTGCGGCACTTGATACATCTTGCGTATTTGACTGCAATGGCAAGAATACTGGAGCTTGCACGAATGACACTCTGACACGGTCATCGTCAATGTATGGACGCATAGCTAGACCACCAAGAGCCAAGCAAGACTCTAAGTAGCGTTCAAAGTTTTTGCTGAATCTGTCGTTCTTCAACGTCTCGTTAACGAATGTATCAGCCGCTTCATTATCAACTTGGATAGTCGCTTGCTCGTTGAATACGAGACTAGCAACTTTCTTTGATGCTGTGCGTCCGATAGGCAAATGATTGAAGTCACGCTTAACTTGTGCCCCGTTACTGTCTCGGTACGTCACACGGTCAAACACTCCAGCAAAGTAGCGGAGATTTTCCATGATACGACTGTATTCCTCTGGCGAAATAGCTATTTTTGGATGGTCTGTGATACTGTTTAGACTTTGATTAGTTATCACGTAATTACTCCTTCTGAAGATATTTTTAATGGTCTGTATGATTCCCATTATTAGCTCCTTTAAGCCTTCAAATCTAACGCTCTAGCGTTGTCTAAAACGAAATATTTAAATTCATCGACTGTGTGGTCGTCCTCTTTAATAACTTTCGGATCATCAGAATGTATCGTCTTTTCATCGTAGCGATACATCTTATGCTCCTCGTAGAATATTTTGTTAGCTGGAATGTCGAGGTAATAGAACCGTCCTTCAGCTAACAGACTGATAACCATGTCAATCATGGTTTGATTCTTCTTCTTAGCAACCGGATGCCATCTCTCGCCAAAATCCTTGAAGTATTGGTTTCTCAAAGCACCTTCAGCACTATCGATGGTCATTTTAAGTTTAGGCGCTCGGTATTGTTTGAGTACCTTATCAATGAAGTTACTAACCATGACAGTCAGCTCACTAGGTGCCTTCTTAATCACTTGACCAGCAGGGCTGTAATAGAATGTATCTAACAGTATTACATTGCCCTTTGCGGTTAAGCCATAAGCACCGCATGCTGTAGCTGATTGTTGGTGTCCGGTATCCATTGCGAATGATATCCCGATAAGCCTATCATCTGTTGGTAAGCTATCGATAGCATGGAATGTGCTCATGTTATACACTTGATTACCAAGCCCAACCGCTTCACCAAGATATAAGTAGCGGTAGTAGTCGTAATCATTCTGCTTAATGCGTTCGATATCTTCCAGCATTTGCTCAGTAACGAAACCTAACTCATCATCAAGATAGGTGCTTGAGTGTGCCAGATAGTTGTCGTTAGTCTTAACCTCTTCAAACCACTCGTTTATCCAGCTGTATGGATTTCTAGGTGGGTTATACGACCAAAAGAACTGCACAAACGGAGCCTTATCGTGCTTCTGACGCATGAAAGTGACATTTGACTGGTCGAAGTCCTCAGCGTCGTTAAATTCAGCCGCTTCCTCGTACCAGACCGCTATGATATTCCCAATGTCGTTTGATTTCAGTTTCTGGAAGTCGTCTTGCCCGTAAAAGTAGAAAGTAGAACCAGTTCGCTTGTGAACAATCTTAAACGGGCTTACAGTGGCTCTAAACTGGTTATCCAGACCAAATAGACTAATGGCCCACAGAATCTTATTAAACACGCTGTCACGGATTGTTCTGGCTACCTTACGGATGACAACCACGTTAGCTTTATCACCCCTCATGATGTATTCAATCATCATATAGACGAGCTTCAGCACGATAACCGATGATTTGAAAGAGTTACGACCACCTTTTAAGACGTTGTAAGGTTTGTTGGACTGCCAAACCACCTTAAAATTAGGGTTGACGTTTTTCTGAATATCAATCGTCGCCATCCGGGTTATCCTCCCATGCGTTTATGATATTGATAGTAGTCCCTTCCGCCCCACTGCTTTCAAGCTGTTCTTTTCTTCTTTCGTTTTCAAGTTGAATTGAAACAATGCGCTCTCGTTGTTCTTTGCGATCCAAGCTGTCCTTGGTATCGATAGCGACCAATCTGACTATCTGTTCAAATGCCTTAACATTACCCTTCATGGCTTTTTGCATCATGACCATAGCTAATGCCATTTCATTCGTAGCTTCAAACCCTAACGCTTCAAGTTGTTTTGATATATTTTCATTCGCTACATCGGCTTTTAGAATAGTGTTAAACGCCCTTTTAAGGTCCGCTTTTCTACGTCTGGCCTTGCCTGAAGCTATACCGCCTTTTCTACCTAGCTCTCGTGCTTCCTCCGAGCTTGGCACTCTTAGGTTCTGTTCATTAGTCATCGCCTCACTTCCTGTCGTTTTAGTTTATCTTTTCAGCTTTCAGTCCAGTTTCTTCTTCCCAGCGCTTGATGGTCCGTTCAACATATATTGGGTCTAGTTCCATCCCGTAGTAAATGCGCTCGGTTTTTTCACAAACCATAAGCGTCGAGCCCCCGCCGTTAAAGCTATCGAGCACACGCTCACCCTTTTTGCTAGAGTTAAGAACACATCGAGCAATCAATTTCAGCGGCTTCATAGTTGGGTGAATATCACTTCTAACCGGCTTATCTTCGTAGAATATACTCGTCGGGCTGTTTTCTTGCATTGTTTTGATGTAAGAAATCAACTCCCCTTTAGTCATTTCCTTTAGGTTGTCTTCGTCTTCTTCGATAACTGTCGATAAGGCACGGTTGTCAACAAAATAGTGAGACGCCCCGTCTTTCCATCCGTACAGGCACGGCTCGTGTTTCCATTGGTAATCTTGCCGTCCTAAAACAATGCTATTCTTAACCCAGACAAGATTCTGCTTTAGCAGCCATCCCGTCTCCTTGACAGCGGCTCTAAAGTTTAACCCTTCGCTGTCTGCGTGCCAGATATAGAACGCTCCGCCTGGCTTCAAGTGTTGGTCGGCCACCGAAAATGCATCTCGCAAGAATTGTCGAAAACTTGCGTCGTCCATACTATCATTCTGGATTGTCATAGCTTCTTCGGTTTTCCCTTCATAGGCGACATTGTACGGTGGGTCTGTAACGTAGAGGTCTATCTTTTCGCCGTCGACAAGTTCCTTCATATCCCCTGCTGATGTACTGTCCCCACACATCAAGCGATGTCGTCCTAGTTGGTAAATATCCCCGTACTCTACCGACGAAACTGAATCGCCTTCGCTTTCGATTTCATCTTCTGAAATATCGGTGTCGGTTTCTTCGTCTTCAAAATCATCCAACGTATAATCGCTGTCCGTGAATCCAAAAAGCGTCATGTCAAGATTGTCGACGCTCTCGATTTCACTCAATAACAGCTCGATATCCCATTGGGCTATTTCTGCAACTTTATTGTCAGCTAGTCTGAACGCTCTGACCTGTTCTTCTGTTAAATCATCCGCAATAATTACTGGGACCGTCTTTAACTTTAGTTTTTTAGCGGCTTTCCAGCGCGTGTGTCCATTGATAATCTCTCCGTCTGACGTTGCCACAATTGGCACTTTGAAGCCAAACTCACTGATGGAATTAGCAACTGGCTCAACCGCTTCATCATTATTTCTTGGATTGTTCTCATAAGGGGTTAACCACCCTAACGGTTTGTCATAGATCTGCATGTTTTCCTCACAATAAAAAAAGAGACTTAATAGTTATTAAGTCCCACTTTGTAATCAAAGCGATTTATAAGTCTCTTTTTGTTCATGTTATTTCAAAGCAATCACCCTCTTTCAAGGTACGATGCTATAATTATCAATACTAATATTATACCGCCGTTATACCGCTATATTCTCGCTTATTCTTCGCAATAATCTCCTGAAAATACCAGACATTCACCGTTTCTGTAGTTCTCGGCAAACTCTAAAATGGCTAATTCTCTCATTCGGTAGTATTCACTTTCAGAATATCCAAGACCCATATAGACTTCAATGTTGTACTGTTTTCTGTTCCTGCAATAACACTCTATCAATATCTGGCTGTAATGCCTATCTGATAATGCGTTGATAGCTCTGGCAATAGCTTGTAAGTCTTGCTCAGCGGCTACCTTGCGTGTAACCATACTTTCGGTCTGACTATGAACCATGCCGTCGAATGATTTTGGTTCTAACGAGAATGAAGCCGTCACCTTAGGGGCGTATTCCAAGCCCGCTATTCGTGTTAGCATGCGATACCTTCTTAGTACCTTAATAGCTTTGTGTTTGGTTGCGGACTTATCAACATCCGCAAATAGATTGATACTTGCCATGACACCCCTCTTTTTTATGATATAATGGTTATATCGTGTTTCAAAGAGTGCCGGCCATTGTGTCGGTCTTTTTTAGTCCAAGAAACGTTAAGAGGTTTTATACGATATGCTAGTTTCGTTTCTCAGACTGTTTTAATGAGTGGATAGATATACATCGTTATTGGAGATTTTTCTCCTTTTTTAAGAATATAAAAGTTGAATTAGTGGAGATATACCTAGACCACAGTTTACGTTTCCTTTATCGCCTCCCATGCGTTAGATTTGCAACACCACCAGTTATGCGCCACATTGATTTGAATGAATAAAAAATAAAGGCTCTTCTTTTCTAATTTTAGATTAACTGGATTTTTCAGCTTCAACCACCAGCCAGAGCGTTCACTGAGTAATGCAATTATGAGATAGAGGACACACCTCCAATCTCAAAAATAGCTGGGTTTAGTGCACAGGTCTATCAGCTATACGAGTGTCCAAAAGCGTAATCACTTAGATATTTTGATAGACAATAGCCAGAGACGGATTCGAACCGTCTGAAACCATACTGGCTACACACCGAGCATATAAGCTCGATATAGATAATGTTTAACAGTTGGCTTGTTACGTCCAAGGCCTTCCTTGCTGCGGTATCTTCTGGCAATTCTGTCGATATCTTCATCCAATTCTGCCGCCCAATCGTAGTGATTGAATACGTATTTAGCAATATCGCCAAACAGTTCATCTGAGATTAAACCTTCTATCTGAATTAACTTGCGAGGTGTTAACCTGTTAATCTCTCGATAGAGCTTGCTTAGATTGTCAGCACGTTTCCTTGCTTCTTCTCTTGAGTAGCCTAAAAGAGTCATGATGTGAGTTGTAACTCTCTTGCCATAAACTTCTCGCATGGCTTCGATTTCATCGCAGAAACGCTTGAATAAGTCGTCTGGTAGACCAGCGTTGTCAAAAGATACATGCTTTTGATAGGCCTTTCTTCCCTCGATAATTCTCAGCTAGATAAGCCTGTAGGTCGCTAAACAGTTGGTCTGAAATAAGACCTTTTAAATCCTCTGCTGTGTTCGGGGATAACCTAGAGCGCTCGTGAATAACATTGCAGAATTTCTGTGAGTATTTTCTTGCTTCACGAACATCGCAATTCCGAACAGCTCGGATTCGTCCGTTAAACTCTCGCCCATATTTCACTCTGAGCGCATTGTACTCGTTGACTAGACGTCGATAGAGCTCCTCAGTCAGTCCAGCGTTTGGGTATTTCCTAGTCATTAGTTCCCACGTCCTTTCAAATAGCTAGGGATATCATCCCCGACTTGCACACTGTCATATTGTTCCTTGCTCACTAGAAACTTGCCATACGCTCCACAATCGAGCGTGTAGAGTTTTCCGACCATTTCCTTGCCAGTGATTTTTCCATGCAATACAGTGGCATTATCGGCCTTATGTACCACAATGGCTTCCACCGGCCTGTTAACTACGCTGATCACTGTACCAATGTTGATCGCTAGTGAAATTAGTAGTAGAGCTGTTGCTACTACAAGCTGATTTTCTCGTTTAGAGGTCTTCTTTTTTGACGAATGTTCCATTTACCATTTTCCCCTTTCTGTTCTTAATTTCATCGTATGCGATGCTTAGACACTCAGTAACATCAAGGTCTAACTGGTGAGCTAAAACGATTATCGTTACTAACGTGTCTCCGATTGCGTCCTTAAGCGCAACTTGTGGTTCTGTGAACTTAGTCGGTTTCAAGAGCACATCCCGAATTTCTCCGACCTCTTCAGTTACACGCATCCACTGAATTTTTGGGTCAGCTTGCTTAAGGCCGCGCTTGTCAGCCCACTCGTTGATTTTAGTAATTAGGTTATTCATTCGTTACCTCCAAACAGCGTGCGCCAAGCATAGACTACAGCTACGACCATCAAAATGCATTTAATCGTTTCCATCGTCCACCTCTTTCACTTCCACGCCGTCGCAGTCGAATACCCAGCCGAAATTAGCTTCTTCTAGCTCTTTGCGAGTGTGCTTGGTTCTGTAACTTCTAGTTTCGTTATCTGATGCAAGAAACCAGTATTGATTATCTAAATTTCTATTGAGGTATCTACCGTATCCATCAACCCCTTTTACTCGAACCGTATATCTAGCTTCTTCATCGACCTCATATCCAAACTGGTTCATGTTGACAATGGTTATAATAGGCTCGGTTTCTTTTTTTACCCAATTTTTGAAATCATCGTCTTCTTGGTCATCCCAATTAGAAAAATAATCCCATAATTCATAGTCGCAGTCATCTTTATGTTCCTCATACCAATCTGCCACGTACTGTGGCACTACTGGTTTAGGGAAGAATGAATCATATAAGTCCTCAGCATGAGCCATTGAAAGGTGCCCTACTGTTGCCAATTTCTGTACTGCTTCATCTCTAGTCATCATTTTCCTCTCCTAGTAAAATCTTTTCTAACTGCTCAATCGTGTCGGTTCTTACATAAATCCGATTTGTCCCGTCTGCGAACGGTGTCTTTACAAAAATGATATTAGGGCCAATAGAGATATGCCCGATATCATCGACGTTTAAAATCGTGTCCACATCAACACCTTGTGCGATATTTGTGACTCTAATAAATTTAGTCATAACTTCCTCCATCCAGACAGTAGCGTCTACTGCCATGCTTAACTTCTTCAACGCTTCAACGTGTTTCAGTGCCTTGTCCTTATCTGTGAAATGGCACTCCTTAACATCATCCATCGTGCGTGCTACTCGTACTATCCACCGCATTCGACTAGCTCCACCTTATACTTCTTAGCATTGCGATATTTCAATCCCAATCTGTGCAATTCGTTGATTGCTTCATTTTTCGTATGGAAGACATGCTCGCTGTCTTCCATGTCGTCATAATAGACGATTACTTTATATCGCATAGTTTCACCATCTTTCTTAATAATTCTTCATCCGGTAGTTGCTCCAGCGTCAAGATGCGATTGAGCTTCTTTGTGCCGATTCCCAGCTTAGCGCTGATAAGCTCCATGTCCTTGCGATTGGCCCAAAACCATCTTGAAAATTCTTGTGTTTGACCTAACACACTTGTGTGGTCATAACTCCCTGGAGCATATACACTGACTAGCTTGTCTTTATATCTGCTATTCATCCAAGCTCCTTGATTTCTAATTCAATGCGTGGATTAGGACTGT